ACAAAGTTATTAGCACCTTGTACAACTAAACATCTTTCAGATAAATAGTGTACTTTCATTGCATCTAAGTCAGAAGTCTCAGCGCCAACAGAACCAGTAGTCCAAGTTTTGAACTTTCTGCTTTCCATTTGTGAAGCTCTGTAACGTACATGTAAGAAAGGTCTCTTAAGGTTTTTCCCTAATTGCTCATCATAAACAGAAGAAACTCCAGCAGGAATCATAACACCTCTAACAGCACTAACTGCGTCAATTGCGTTAATAGATCCTCTTGTTCCTTTATCGTTTAAGTATTTCCAATCAGTTTTGTAGAAATCGTAAGATCCACGTCTGAAACCAGAGAAACCTAAGTTTAATGCCATGTCTTCAGAATTGTTGAATACTCCGTAAGAAGTACCACCAGCTCCATAGCCATTCATAGAAGCTAACATATCATCCATCGCTAGAGAAGTTGCTCTATTAATAAACATCATGTTTTCTTCGATAGCACCTTGCTTGTCAAATTCAGCTAAGATAGCGTCAAATTCAGCTAAATCAGTAGAAGCGTTAACACCTGTAAGTCCAGAAGCTTTGTTACCTCTATTAGAGATAGCAGAGAATAAACCTTCAGTACCAACTTCTGTTTCAGCCGCAACAACTCCAGCTGTTGCATAATGACCGTTGTCGTGAATAGTAGATCCAGTTAACGCTTTCTCAGCTTCAACTAGTGTCATCTCTAAGTGATCAGTAAAACGAGCTCTTGTATCACCTTCAGCTTTTAAATACCATAAGTATCCGTTTTGTCCTTCTTCACCTGTTACTTCAACCCAACCGATTGCAGATACATCTGATCCATTGACCATGTACATATCTTTAACGATGATTGGTTTGTTTGAGTAAGACTTGAATGAAGGCTTGTTAGCTTCAGTTTGACCCGAAGTTCCTTTTGCGAACTCAGAACCATAAACCATAACTCTACAAGCTACATCACTACCTGATGCCATACCAGAACCAGTTAAACTTGCTGAATCATAAGGTAAACAAGTAATGTTATTATCAGTACCTGAATCAGCATCCGAAACATAACATCTAATAGTACCACCAGCGTGAGCTAATAATACAGTGTCACCTTTTCTAATACCATGTGAGTTAGCAGCATAAACAGCTCCAGTATCAATGTGATCTGTAATTGTTACTACTTGACCAGCTGCAGAATTTGCTGTTGCAGTGTAAGTTAAGTGTAATCTTCCTTGTTCTGACCAAACTACTTGGTCTGAGGACATTGCCTCTTCTGCACCTACCTGAGATAAGAAACCAGCGATAGTTCTTTTTCCAAAGATCTCCGCTTCTTTTTCCATTAAATCCGGTAAGTATTGTTGTTGCCATCCGTTGTTTCCTGCATCGGATGTAAAATCTAGATAATTTGAAGCTAACGTCGTGCGTATTGCTGACGGCGTTATGTTCAAACCACCTCCTGGTGTAATTGCCATAATTGTGTTTTTTTAAATTATTTTTTGTTTTTAATTTTCCATTTTAAACTATCAGAATCATTACCTAACACCCTGAACTTCGGACCATCAGTAGCTTGGACTTGCCCATGTGATTGTCTAGGGTCCATACTAATGTTCTTAGATTTAGCAACGCTAGTTTTCATAGCGTCAGCTTTACCTTGTTCATAGAAGTGTTTTGCAATAGCATCAGAGTTCATTGCTGTAAATAGAGATTTGTGATAACCCGCAGCATCTTCTAGTGCGCCTGTCTTTTCGTTTAGAAACTTTCCAACAAAATTATTGACGTTGCTTTGTGTATTTTTGATCTCATCGCTGTTATTAACGTTAAACCTAAATCTTTTGTCTCCGACATTGTATTCAAAACCTTTGAATCCGTCTCCAAAAAAATTATCAGTCTTGCTGTTAAAGTTGTTCGCTAGCAATTCACCCTGTTTTTTAGACTCTTCCGTAGTCTTTTTGTACCTATTAAAAAACTCTTGCGCTTTCTGTTGTTCAGGCGTCAACCTGCTTCCAGCTCTAAGTTCCTCATAGTATTTGGACTTTAGCCCGTCCAAGTGGCTTTTAGCGCCAGCAACTTGCTCTTTTAGCGCTAATTTTTTTCTTCTTATTTCTCTCTCATCATCAACATCTTCGTCAAATGAGAATTGATCTTCCATTAAGAAGTTTATTTCTTCGTCGTCTAGATGGTTTTTTGTTTGCTTATAATACTCTTTTAGCAAAGTATTGTCATCTAGCTTAGTGTAATCTTGGTTTAACTTAACGTAATCTACTAAGTCGCCGCCAGTATCATTCATGAAGTCAATTAACTTCTGAACTTTCTCTGGTAATGCGGCTCCAGTAGCTTGCGACTCACTTATAGCTTGTTCTGCTTCGTTAGCTATTTCATCAACCTTACGCTCTTCTTCTTCTGTTATCTCCTCTACAACTGGAGTTTCTTGCGTTTCTTCCTCTGGCTTTACCTCTGCCTCTGGCTGCACTTCTTCCTGTGGAGTGTTATCCTCTTTAGCCTCATCTACTTCTGGCGCTGGGGGTTTGCTGAAATCAACTTTGTGAACATCTGGTTCTTGCTCTCCAAAGTTTGTGTTTTTCATTTTTACTTTTATAGTGTCCTCCTGAGCTTCTTTTACTTCAGGTTTTTCTTCTACGTTTTTTACAGTAGTTTCGTCTACTATTTCTTCTAATTTGTTTTCTTCCATAATATAATATAATAATAATTAATAATCCTACATACCAAACCCACCTAGTATATCATTACTTGATTCCTCAAAGTTTTTAGGTGATTTGTTGTTGTTTCTTTGGTCAATTAACTCGCTCTGTTGAGTTGCTTGCATTTTCGTTCTACTATCTTTACGATCATCTTTTTGTACTTCCTTGCCTTTCGACCCATCTATCTCTAACTGCTTGAGTTGCATTTGCAAAGCAAACTCATGGTTCATTAGTTCTTTCTTTAGTAAAAAGTCGTGTTCATTTTTTGCTTTTTCTAAATCAGCTTTAGCTGTTTCAAACATAGTGTCAGTCTGAACTTTTGCTTGAGCTTTTTGAATTTCCATTTGTGCAGCTTGAGCTTGTGCTTGTTGGTTAGACTTGGATTGAGCCTCCATATTCTCTTGTTGCATCTTTTGATCTTTTTGTAACTTTTTCTTTCTACGTATTTTTAAAAGCTGATTAGCAAGTTTTATGTTTTTTATTTCTCTAAGATCAATAGCATCTTCTAGCTCTATTATTTGCTGTTGAAGAGCCATTTGAATATTGTTTTCTAACTTAGCTCTTTCTTCGTCATCTGGTTGTAGGTCTAAAAATATACCAAAATCATACAAGTGCAATTCAGACATTTCTTTTAGCGTAGCCACATTGTGGTTTCCTATAGATTGTATGAAGGCATCTTTTGTCGGAGAGTATTCTATAATATCAGATATCCTTAATGATAAGCACTCTGCTACTTCTGCTGTTAAAAACAATCCTGATTGTAGTATATGTCTTGTGGCTGTGTTTGAGTTTGCTGCGGCCATTTTTTGTAACCCTACTAAAGAATCTGGGTCAGGAGCACCGGCGCTAGCTTCGTTTAAACCAGTTACGTCCCTAATCATCTGCATGTAGTAATTATAATTACCTATTAACGCTTGTAACTTGTTACCACCACCATTGCTTGTTATTTCTTGAATAGGTATTTTGCCTGGATTTTGATCACCATCTTGAGTGAATGATCTACCAATAACAGATCCCGTTTGAAAGAACATGTTTAGTGCTTCCTGAGGATTATAATTAGTTCCATTACCTAAATCTATCTCAGCCAATCCATCAGCATCTAAATAAACACCGTCAGGAACCATGCGTGATAATATTTGCTGTATCTTCAAGTGAGTCAACTGAATCATATCAGCAAAGCCAGTAACTCTTTTCACTAGAGACTCAATTCTACCCTCGTACATCCTTGGTGCTACAATAGCGTAGTTCATTTTAACTTTAGTAAAATTACTTTTAGGACGCATCATATTCTTAGCCATCTCCCATTTAAGTAGCTTTTTAGTGCCAAGTATCATAGCTCCTTCGTATAAAGTCTCTATAGATCTCATTAACTTACTAAACTCACCCTCCATGTTTTCTGGTGGATTAAATTGATCGTCTTTCTCTAGCACTTTTTCACCGCCTGTTGATCCTTCTTTTAGCTTATAAACCTCGTTCATATAGGTTTTATAGTTAAAGTACAGTACTTTTACCTTATTGTTGTCTTGTTGAACTCCACCGCTATACCTAGCACTATTATTGTCTCCAGTTTTTACTATCTCTTCTAACTCATCATGTTTTAGGTGTGGAAACTCTTTAGCCAGCTCGTTAATAGGTATCTCCTTAACCTCACCTACATAGTATATATCTTCAAAGTTTGGCGAATCAGTGTGGGAGTAAACTAAGTTAGCTGGATCAACATAATCAATTACAACACCTTCAGAGGTGTTAAAAGTAGTTTTAACAGCACCAATACCTAGCACTGTTAGATCATAATAAAACCTTCTTCTTATCAACTCATAGTTGTTACCTTTAAAAAGAGTATTTAAAGCTTGCTCTTCAGCTATTTCTACAGCTTGCTTGTAAGATAACTGCATGTGTAAGTCTAGCTCTTCTTTAGTACCTGGTAACTCTTCTTCTTCGCTTTTAGAAAAATCAAATCCAAACGTTTGCTTTGTGTAAGCATTGAACTCTTTTAAACGCATGTCTCTTTGTATCTTTTCCATGTGCTCTGTTCTCTTATTAACACCGAATGGATCTTGAGAGTAAGCTTTTATATCATATAGTCTTTCAGCCATACCGTTAACAACTATATCTACAAACTTAGGTATAACTGGTACTGGTTTCCAATCTAAATTTAAATAGGACAAATCACCGTTTATAGATAACTCATCCTTATACTTTTGAATAGACTGCTCACCGCGAGCGTATAGTCTTAATTTATGAAAATCGTTTTTATTAGCTACGTATCGGTTTCTAGTGTTATCTTTTTTAAACCACTCTTCCTCTATGGCTTTAGCAACTTTTAAACCGTAATCATGACTCATTTTCTCAATATCACTTACGACTTGACTAGGGAAAAAACTATTAGTAGATTGTGCCATATTTTATTTGTTAATTTTTGATAGATCGCCATCGTTGTTATACCTAGCAATACTTATGTTTAATTTAGGTTTTTCTATTTTAGCACTAGGCGCATACAAATGCCTGTTGTTAGCCATCACGGCTAAACCAGAGCTTATCGAAGCATCATGCTTGGTCCTTTTGTTTATGTCAAACCTACTCCAATCGTTTAGCAGCTCATTGAAATAACAATCCCCATGAGTCCCGTCTTGTTTGATGCCCACGTGATCTTGGATGTACATTTCAATTGCAGCAGCATGCGCTTGTTTTATATCTTCACTTGAATTGGGTATTCCACCAACTTCTTTTTCTGCTACAGATAATTTGTTCCATACTTTATCAGGTCTATTCATACTAAACCCTCTATAACCTCTTCGTCTTAAATAATACAAGAGACGCGGTTTATTGTTCTCCGCTAATATTGGCATCCCGTAAAACACCAAAGCCATTAGAACATCTTCAAAAAACATCTCAGCTGTTGGCGGTCTTGATAGGTATTCCAAAAAGAAACTGTTTGCAGGAGCATCTTCCATGCTAAATCTAGTTAAGCCGTGTAAAGCTCCTTTAGATCCTACTCCATCCACTGTTCCCGATATGTCATATGAATCACAACCAAAAGCCCCCATATGCTCGTTACCCGGGTATCTTATACCGTTTTTAATTGTAACGTTGTTTTGCAACTGTTGAGGT